GCAAGGAGGTTGCGCCATCACTGGCTGAATATTTTCTATCGCACAACGGGAGCTGGTTTGTGCAATGCCGACATGAATTTGGATGTTTACTCAAATCCTATCAGCAGGTGTTGACGGACATGCAGAGAGGTGAGCAGATGACGCAAATCAAGGCTAGGCAAACTGAGAGCACGCAAAGCAATTATGAGGCTGCCAGGAGCGCGCTAGCCAAACTGCGAGCAAAAGGGGTGGCGAAATGAATGATGAAAAAATCATGCAGGCAATTGCCGTGACCGCCGAGCTAACTGGCACGCAATTATCTGATAACGCTATGCTTGTGATGGCTGAAGACCTGCTGGCTTATCCGCTGGATAAAGTTTTAATCGCACTAGAACGCTGTCGACGAGAGCTAAAAGGCAGATTAACACAGGCAGCAATACTGGAACGCATAGACGATGGCTGGCAATCCGCAGAAGAAGCATTTAACACCTTGGTTGCAGGCTGGGAGAACGAACACCTGTCTATCCTAACAACTCACACAGCTATGCATGCAGCAGAAAGCGCATCAGCACTATTCAACATAGGGGACAAATACCGTGCAGGGCTTGCGTTTAAAACCGCATATGAGCGCATAGTCAGCGAGAAGAAGGCAAAAGGTATACAGCCAGACTGGTACGTTAGCGCAGGGCTTGATAAAGAACAGTTAGCGCAACTAGTCACAGAAGCAGCGGCAACTGGAAAAATTACAAACGATTATGCCTTAGCTTTATTACCAGCAGGCGAAGAGCGCATGAATATTGAAGCCGGAAATCTTCTAACCGATAAACAAAAAGAAGAGGGCAAAGCCCGGTTAGGAAATCTGCTTAATTTAATAACGCAAAAATGCGCGCTGAATTAACAGGAGATCACATCGTGTCTGAAAATACCTGTATAGCTTGCCGTAACTGGATACTGAGAGAAAAAAATAATAAAGGCGAATATGTCCCCCACGAAATGGCGGCACTCGGATTTGGCATTTGTGCTCATGATGAAAAATGGCACTATTTCCCCGGTCGCAGAGAATGTGCAAACAATAAATTTGAGCCTATAGCCGAAGATCTGAGAATAAAGCGCGAAGAGTGGGAAGCCCGAAATAATAAGCGGAGTAAGTATGTCAGGAGGCAGCATGGATAAGCAGCCGGATGATTATGTTGAATCCCCTTATGAACAATATCAGGCATGCAGAGCCTTATGGGGAATGGTCATTATTCAGGCATTGCAGGACGCTACTGAAGCTATAGGCAATTCCAGAGATCTGGATAGGGCTGTCAGGCTGGAAATGGGTTATTTCAGGAGTAGAGGTTTTCAAGAAGTCTGCGCTCTAGCAGAAATCTATATAAGCCCGGATGACATTGAAGCAAAGCTGCGTGGTTTAAGAAACTGGAAAAACAAATACTGGAGAAAAGATGTCAAAAAATTTTTACGCACTGGGAAGATTAAAAACCGGACAAAAAAACAAAACAGAGCAGGCATATGAGCTGGAAGTATTAAAGCCGGCCATGCAGGACGGATCAGTAAGCTGGTACCGGTTTGAAGGCGTAAAACTCAGGCTGGCAGATAACACTTTTTACACACCGGATTATTGCGTTATGCGCAGTGACGGCACTATGGAAATGCACGAAGTAAAGGGCTTCTGGCAGGATGATGCAAGGGTAAAAATCAAAGTAGCCGCTGATATGTACCCGCTTAAATTTATTGCGGTAAAACGCCGGGCCAAGAAGAACGGCGGAGGCTGGAGCATTGAGGAATTTTAATCATGGAATTAGTAGCAGTTAAGGCAGTTGATAACAGCTTGCGACCAGTTACAGCAATTGATGCCGATAGTCTCAAAAAAATTAAGGTTGGCCAAGCGGTAAAGATACAAGTAACCAGACAAAAAGACCGGAGCCTGCCTCATCACCGTTTATTCTTTGGCGGCTTACTGCATTTGGCTTTTGATTACTGGCAACCGGCAGGCGGAGTTATCAGCCCTAAAGAACGGGATGTGGTGCTGTGGGTAGCTAAGAGGCTGGATAAGTTCGCCGGTAATAAAGGCATTATTGTTAAAGCCGCAGAGGAAGCACTTAACTTACTGGCTAAAAGCGTGCCGAAAAACTACCCGTTATAGACAAAGACATTGATTCATTTCGTCGCTGGCTAACTATCGAAGCCGGATATTTTAATATTTGCGTAACACCGGCTGGCGTAGTGAAAGAACCTAAATCAATCAGTTTTGCCAGTATGGATCAGGACGAGTTTAACGCCTTTTATAAAGCCTGTTTTAACGTTTGCTGGAACATGATTTTATGCAACCGCTTCTCTAGTAAAGATGAGGCGCAGCAGGCTATAGATCAGCTTTTATCTTTAGGGAATTAATCATGAGCAAAATCACCCAATCAGCACGAGGGCAGCAATGTCAGGTACGCATGCCCGGTATTTGTAACGGCAATCCTGAAACAGTGGTTTTCGCTCATTACAGGCTGGCAGGCAGTTGCGGTACCGGAATTAAACCCAGTGATCTATTAGGTGCATACGCATGCAGTGCCTGCCATGATGAGGCGGATAGAAGAACAACGATACTGGATGTGGAAACCGCGAACCTGTACCACGCAGAGGGCGTACTGAGGACGCAACTGCTACTAAACAGCCAGCATTTGATACAAATAGCTTAGGAGCTGAATAATGTATGAATCAATAGACCACATGCTGTGTGAAGTGTTTTTCATAAAAAATACGCTCATCATGGGTAAAAGTAATTCAGCGCGCATTGAGGAATGGATTAAATCCAGAGGCGTAGTTGATAGAAGTAAATCAGGGCTAAGCCAGCATGATATGCATGCAAACAGCTCTATGCTGTTAACCCGTGTAGAGCGTATTTTAAATGATATTGAATGGACGCTGATTAATGCAGAATACGGCTATAACCTGTCTGGCATAATTGATTTAACAAACTACGTATTAGCCAGAGATTCATATATTCAGCCGTTAGAGTGTGATACCTTGCTGGAATACCTATTTACCAGGAATAAAACCTATATACAGCTTCAGGATAAATTCGACTGGCACAAATGCACTGTTAGACGAAAAATAAAACATGTGAAGAGAATAATTAACAAGTTGCATTATGACTGCATTGCTAAGCTGGAAGTTAATATGCAGGATATAATTGTAAATATTGTGTAAAAATTCAATTTAGGGGTGGAAAAGCGTAGGGTGAAAATTTATAATTATGCTATGTTTCGGATAAGACTTAAGAGTATTTTAAGTCTTAATAATATCAAGTACTGATGAGTGGTAATATTAAGATAAAAGACTGGCTAAAAACCAGTCTTTCTTTGCTTTTATGCATGATATTACCTGATTAATATTATGCTGAATGATGAATGGGTTTTAAACTAATATGTAGTTGTTTACCTAGTTGATTTAACGCAGCGTTAATAGCATCAATTTTAGTTGCATGACGAAGATTGGTAAGCCTTTGAACATCCTGAGGACGTGTAAGTAAACGTCTGGCTAACTCTGCATTGGAAACATTTTGCTTAATCATTTCATTAAGTAAAAGTACTTTTGCAGTGACACTAGGAGGTAAAGAAATCAATTCTTCACCTTTCTGCATTTTCGAAGGCATAGGCACTGGCCGACGGTCTTCAAAATAAAATTCTAAAGCAGTAAGTAACGCATCTGCGGCCATAATACGTGCTTCTTCAAGCGTATCTCCACAGGTTAATGCTTCTGGTAAGTCGCGAAAAGTGACTACATATGAATTTGCTTCTTTTTGTATTAATGCGCTGTAAGACATATCTGTTTTACAGCTTGTATTTTGAGAATACATTTCTGATATTTCAACCGTTTCTTTAGATAGATGTAAGCTAATTTTATAATATTTATATTTTAATTAATTTTAATATATTGATAAATTTAGATTTAAGCAGCTCTCACTTTAAATGAGGGCTGCTAATGTTATAAATCCAACTGCTTTTTGATTTTTTCAACCAGCCGCTTTGGAATCTCTTTACTGGGGTGTCTGGGTAAAGTCGATTGCTTGCCATTATAGTAGAGTTTTATGTGTTTAGTGCCATCTTTGGTTTTTACTCCTTGAGAAGTTAATAGGGTTAAAAATTGGTTTATTTTCATAAAATATCCTTCTGGAATTTAAGATTGAGTTTGACATTTTTGTATATCCTTATGTTAGCTAATAGCTGTTTTCATAAATTAAACGTTTCAGTTCTATTGTTTATACTTCTGATTAGTTACACCTTTACATCAAGGAGTAACTAATCAGAAGTATAAACATTTTTGTTTACATTTACAAGCTTTATGTAAGTAAAAATGTTTATATTTTTAAAAGACACTTACGATAATAATTAGTAAGTTTGCGAGATTTAATCTAAATGATAAACCAGCCAAAAAGGCTGGTTTTTGTTATGTTCAGCAGTCAAGTTGCTCAGGATTAATCCCTAGTGCAGTAGCCAGCTTATTTCTTGTAATTTTGCGTGGGTTATTTGATGTTTCTAGTTGAGAGTATGCCGCCTGAGATATCCCTAACTTTCTGGCGCATTCTTCCTGAGTAAGCTGTAAGTATTCACGCCATGCACGGGCTGGTGTAAAGCCATTATCAAAAATAAGGCTTACTACCTCACTGGGGATAGTATTTTGAAGATTTATGCCGGATATCATTTAGCTATGCCGGCGTTTTGATTGGCACTATTAATTCTCTCAAGTGCGGCTTTAGCAAGAAAGTTAGAACGGGTATCGTGGGTTAGTGATACGTAGGTATCAACCTTGTTCAAAAGGTATTTAGGCCAGCTAACATTAAATCGTTCTGGTTTAAGGGTTAGGTGATCAATATTCACCTCGATACCAAACCATTGTGCACCTGCATACTCAGGGTTATCAATGAGAGTGGCAAGGTCGGGCTGATTTGTTTCAGGTTCTATGCCATCTTCAAGTAAACCCTCGATATGAAATAAGATGGCTTGTTTAGATTCTTCAATAGCCTTTTCTAAAGTATCACCATATGAAAAGCAGCCGGGTAAAGAGGGCACTGTTACACCGTAACCGGTGTTTTCATCTTTGTGTATAGCAATGTAGAGAAACATATGCACCTTTCTGAGTTAATAGCAGTCGGTGTTATTTAAGACCGGCTTGTTTAAATATATTTTTTACTGTCCCGAGTGGTAAATCCTTTTTAGGGTGGGGGACGGTAACACGACCTAATTTTTCCGGATGTTTAAATTGATGATGGCTGCCTCTAACGGCTACCTCATACCACCCATCATCAAGCAGCCTTTTAATAACCTTTGAGCTATGCATAATCCCCTCTCTAATCTGTGTGTATTATTACACACTAAGAAGAAAAGATAAAGAAAATGTGTATTTGTGTGTATCAAATATTAATAAGGGAATTGTTATGCTAGATTTTTATGATGATAATTAATTATGAGGATGCTATAAGCCCACGTTAAATATTTTAATAAATAGTTATTGCATCTAGTTAAATTTGACTGTATATTTAGATCCATCAGTTTAAAGTAGTATATCTAATTATCGACATTACTATAGTGTTGAGTGTTTAAATTTACCACGCCGGTATGCATCATCGCGCCAGTAAAATATGAAACTGATTACTACAATTTAAAGTTGGGCTTTTAATTATCAGCATAATGTCAATGTTGAGTTCGAATGTTGCCACGCCGGTATCTACAGGCGTGCAAAATTGACAGAGAAAAAGGTAATTAAAATGACTTTACGGTAAAGCGTAACCAATTTTTTAATATAACCAGCCAAAAAGGCTGGTTTTTTTGTTGGGTTTAGTAGCAAATTACTTATATTACATGTGATATTTATTTATAGCGGGTTGGCTAATAGCTAATCCGCTTTTTTGTTGGTGTATGCATATTAACCAGCAAAAAGAGACAAGCCTACGCGCGCGCGTGGCTTTTTTTATTGGAGATTGCCATGGTGGATACCAACAACTCCGCCATGAGCGGATTAACAGAAAAACAGCAGCGTTTTGTTGAAGAGTATCTAATAGATTTCAATGCCACACAGGCTGCAATCAGGGCAGGATACAGTGCCAGAACTGCTAGTGCAGTAGGGCATGAAAACCTCAGAAAACCTGAGATTGTAAAGGTACTGAACGAAGCAAAACAAAAACGCTGTATGCGTACACAGATTAATGCTGATTATGTTCTGCAGCGTCTAGTTGAGATTGACCAGATGGATGTGGCGGACATTCTTAATGTTGATGGCTCGGTATTGCCGGTTAAGGAATGGCCGGAAGTATGGAGAAAGACATTAAGCGGCTTTGATGTACTTACCATGATGGATAAAGAAGATGGCCAGAGTATTCTCAAAAAGATTAAATGGCCGGACAAGGTAAAGAATCTTGAGTTATTGGGCAAGCATGTAACTGTACAGGCGTTTAATGAAAAGACCTCTGTATCAGGTGTGTTAAAAATAGAAACACGCCCGATTAGTGCGATATTTGAGCAGGCAGATGATTAGTAAACACTTTGCCAAATTTGCCAGAGCGGCACGTTACAAGGTTGCATATGGTGGTCGCGGTTCGGGTAAGTCGTGGATGTTTGCAGAGCTGGCAATTGAAATAGCCAGACGTACAAAGACGACTATCCCGTGTGTACGTGAGTTGCAGCTATCAATTGCTGATTCAGTACATAAGCTACTCTCAAATACTATTTCCCGCCTTGGCTATGATGATGAATTTGAAGTACAGAAATCAACCATTATCCATAGAGGCACAGGTACAAACTTTATCTTTTTCGGGATTAAGAATGACCCGGGGAAGATTAAATCACTTGAGGGTGCCGGCGTATGCTGGATAGAAGAGGCGGAGAGTATCACTCAGGAGATGTGGGATACCCTGATTCCTACAATCCGGACACCGGGCAGTGAAATATGGGTTTCTTACAATCCGAAAAATATGCTGGACGATACACACCAGCGGTTTGTAATCTGCCCTCCAGATAATGCAATTGTTATTAAAGCCAACTATTACGATAACCCGAACTTCCCAGAAGTGCTGCGCATAGAGATGGAAGCATGTAAGGAACGGGATTATGAGCTGTACCGGCATATCTGGCTTGGTGAGCCGGTGGCAGACAGTGAGCTGGCCATTATTAAACCGGCATGGATTGAGGCGGCAACAAATGCGCATACCCGTCTGAATTTAACCGCAGCAGGCAAACGCATTTTAGGGTTTGATGTGGCAGACGAGGGTGAAGATGCTAACGCAACTGTCGGGCGGCATGGCTCGATTGTGTTCTGTATGGATGAATGGCGCGGGCAGGATGTCATTTATTCCGCAGATAAAGTCTATCAGGACGCAATGGAAACCAATATTGATAAGGTTATATATGACAGTATTGGTGTGGGTGCTGGTGTCAAGGCTCAGTTTGCGCGTAAAAAAGGCCGCATTCAGACAGTGGGATTTAATGCCGGCGGCAAGGTTTATAAGCCTGAATCGCCGTATATGCCGGCTAAAAAGAACAAAGATATGTTTGCCAATATCAAAGCGCAGGCGTGGTGGCATGTGCGTGACCGGTTTTACAAAACGTGGCGTGCAGTTGAGAAAGGCGATAACTACCCTGCGGATGAGCTGATCAGTCTGGACGGAAGTATCAGGGATATTGAATATCTTAAGGCTGAATTAAGCCGGCCGCAGGTAGCGTATGACGATAACGGGCGGGTACGGGTAGAAAGTAAAAAGGATATGAAAAAGCGCGGCATTCCGTCACCTAACCGTGCTGATGCCTTAATCATGGCTTTTGCTCCGGTATCCGCTGGTTTAAATATCAATCCTAATGTTCTGAATGGTTTATGATGAAATTCTTGAAACGCAACAAACTGAGAGAGCGTGAGCTGGCTGCGCAGGAAGAAGCCAACCGGCTTAAAAAGCTTGAGCTGGAAGCCAAGCATAAGCAAAGTATGGCTAATGAGCGGGCAATTGCCTTTATGCAAGAAACGCAGTCAGCGAATACAGGACCACAAGGCTACCAAATGCCTGATATTCCTGACGGTGTGGTACCGAAGGGCAGGAAACCGGCTATTGCTCAGGACAGCCTCACCTCTTCATATGCTTTTGATATTAAGGCGCCTCACTTTTACCCTTGCTTTATCGGGTATCAGGCATTAGCCAGCATGTCACAGTCCACGGATTACCGCTGTGTTTATGAAGCCACAGCGCAGGAAATGACCCGCACATGGGGCGAAGTCAAAGTCTCCAGTGACAGCAACGATAAAGACTACCGCGATAAAATCAAAAGCATTGAAGCGCGTATGGAAGCACTGAATATTCGTGAGCTGATGCGCCGCCATATTGAAAATGAAATGATTTTCGGGCGTTCGCAAATATTCATTAATATCAAAGGGCATGAAAACCAAAAAGACATACCGCTGCTGATTGATAAGGCGGTACTGGGTAAAGGCTGCCTTAAAGGGCTTAAACTGATTGAGCCGATCTGGACAACACCAAGCTTTTACAACGCCAGTGATGCGACTGCTGCGGATTTCTTTAAGCCGTCAAAATGGTTTGTTATGGGCGAAGAGGTGCATGCAGACCGTTTGCTAACTTTGGTTATGCGTCCGGTGACGGATATGCTTAAGCCAGCCTATAACTTCAGTGGTATATCCATGCTGCAGCTTATGCAGCCGTATGTGGAAAGGTGGCAACGCACAGTCGACAGCGTGTCTGAGCTGATTCATTCGTTTTCACTCACCGGTATTAAAACCGATATGAGCAATATCCTAGCCGGCGGTGATGATGGTGTTACTCAGTTACTGCTGCGCTCCAAACTGTTTTTGCAGTTACGCGGCAATCAGAATCTGATGCTGCTGGATAACGATAATGAAGAGTTTTTCCAATTCAACACACCGCTATCCACGCTGGATAACCTGCTGCAAAAATCACAGGAACAAATGGCCGCACCAAGCCGTACGCCGCTAGTTAAATTACTGGGGATTACACCAAGCGGATTAAATGCCAGCAGTGATGGTGAGATTCAGGTTTATCACGAGTACATTTCGGGTATGCAGGAAGCGCATTTACTGCCACAGCTTACTGCCATTATCAAACTGATTCAGCTTGATTTGTTCGGGGAAATAGACCCGCAGATTGTGTTTGTGTTTAAACCGTTGGAGCAGTTGAATAAAGAGCAGGAAGCCAACACCGATAAAGTTAAGGCGGAAAGAGACAATGCGCTGATTAACGCCGGTGTGCTGTCCCAGGAAGAAGTACGCGCGCGTCTGGCTAAAGATGAAAGCGGCGATTACTCAGGTATTGATGTGGAAGACGTACCGGAACAGCCGCAGTGGGATTTTAATCATGGCAATAATCAGGAAGAAGCCGACAACACTGCCGGCACTATGGCCTAATGCCGGTATAGAAAAAAGCTACCGCAAAGCACTTATTAAACTGCTTAATCAGATTTCCGATGAAGTGAATCAGGTGCTGGTGACAGAATTTCGCAAACGTGCCGCTCAGGAAAAAGCTCAGATGGCTATGGACGGAATAGTCGACTGGGTTGCCCACATAGTTGATTTTCTGGCGTCTAAATGGTCAGACAGGCTGGCACCGGAAATTGCTGAGGCATTTGTCAGCAAAACCGTAACTAACTACGAAAGCCTGTTAAAAACACACATGCGTAAAGCCGGTTTTACTGTCCGGTTTCAGATAACACCATATCAGCGTGAAGCATTACAAGCGACAATTGAAAATAATGTCGGGGAGATTAAATCCTTTGCTTCACAGTATCTGGAGCGGGTACAGAAGCAGGTATGGCAGTGTGTTACCAGCGGTTACGACCTTTCAGGACTGGCGACAGAACTTGAAAAAAATTATGACATCAGTAAACGCCGTGCTGAACTGATTGCAAGGGATCAGGGAGCAAAGGCGCATGCGGTCATTGAATGCGCCAAACGGCAGGAGCTGGGTATTACCAAGGCAATCTGGTTGCACTCACACCGTAGCAAAAAGCCACGGCAATCACATTTACAGGCAAACGGTAAAGTATTTGAGGTGAGCAAAGGAATGTATCTGGACGGTGAATGGGTACAGCCGGGCATGCTGATTAATTGCCGCTGCGGCAGTAAAAGCATTATAGACGGGATAGGACAATGACCGAAAAAACTCTGGCCATGGATAAATCCATGCGTTCTTATGACGGTAACGGACATTTACTGGTTGAACGAACAATTATCAGTAAGGCTGCCGTTAATCCGTATTTCGGGCGGGAAATACCGGATTACGAAAGGCTGCAACTGCAACCGGACAAAATCTATTACCTGCTGCGTGACAAGGGAGAGCTTGAAAAAGCTCTCCTTTCTTTTAACGGGGTGCAATTGCTGCTCAGGCATACGCCGGTCAGTGCAGAAGAGCCGCATAACGATATTACGGTAGGAACAGTAATTAACCCGCAGCTAGAGGGTAACGATGTTTATGCCAGCTTGCGTATTTTTGACAAAGAAGCCATTGCACTGATTGAAAACGAAAAGCTGAACGAACTGTCTGCCGGATATGCCTACACCGCAGATATGACTTCGGGCGAATTTGAGGGACAGAAATATGACGGAATTATGAGGAATATCCACGGCAATCATGTGGCTATGGTTGAACGTGGACGGATAGGAAGAGATGCAGTTATTGCAGATGGTTTACCAATCGGACTTATGGAGAATTCAATGAAGCTGAAACAAGGTGCAATTGAGGCTGTAGCAGAAGTGCTAAAGCCTCTTATGGGCATGGATGGCGATATTACGCCGGATGTTGTCGAGGGAGTGATTAAAACGGTTGCAGACAATATGCTGGTACCCGCTGCCAGTGACACAGAAGAGCCGGCAAAAGAAGCGGAAGACGAAGATGAAACAGAAAAAACCGCTGAAGATGAGGAATCTGATAACAAAGAAGAAAAGGCAGAAGACGAAGAGGCGGACGATACAGAAAAATCCAAGCCGGCTATGGATGCTGATTCAATCCGTGCGGCAGCGGTAAAGCATGTTACTGAGCTTTTTGAAGCGCGCGAACAGGTTAAGCCGCTGGTTGGTGTGGTGGCCATGGACAGTGCTGAGGCGGTTTATAAATATGCCTTACAGCAAAAAGGCATAAATACCAATGTGCACCCTAGTGCATATAAGGCAATGGTTGAAATGCTGATTACAACGGCACCTAAAACTGGCGTGGCGATGGATAGTGCCGTTTTTACCGGTACTGATAAGTACACAGACCGATTCAAATAAAGGATAAACACATGAGTTTTCAAAAGAATTTAAATAATGATTTACCGGTGGGTGTCGAGGGTGATTTTGCTTCAACTAATCCCTATCACACCATGCTTGTCGGAGAGGGTGAAGCTAAAGCTGGCGAAAACGGCGTAACTGTCGGCCGGTTTGCGTGGTTTGATCCGGAAACCGGTACAGCCAGTAATGTTAAATGCGCAAACGGCCTGATTGGTTTTATCCGGCGCGATAACACAGCCATGATTATCCAGTTTAATCAGGAAGCAAATATGCTGATACCGAAAGGATTCGGCGTAACGCTTTACGATGGCGGGGATTTCTGGGCGCGCTTTGCTGCCGGTGCGCAGATCGGACAAAAAGTATTTGCCAGCATTACGGACGGCAGTGTTATTGCAGCAACAGAAGCACCCGCTGATACAGAAGATACCGGCTTTATCGTCGCGTCGAAAGCTGAGGCTGGTGCGCTGGCGAAAATTACTAAATATTAAGGATGAAAATATGCCAAGATTAAATTTTTCTGCACTGAGAGAACGGGCAGGTATTGTATATGCTGCCGGACAGGCACCGGTAGAACTTGATGAACGCAGCAGCATGCGGATTGCACAGGATTCTGAACTGCAAACAATGCCTAATGCCGGGATTCCCTCACTTTTTACTACATATGTAGATCCGCGGGTTATTGAGGTTCTGGTTACGCCGATGAACGCAGCCAAGGCGTTTAATGAGCGTAAGCTGGGCACATGGACAGATGAGACGGTTTCTGTGCCGGTTGTTGAAAATGTCGGCAGTGTAACCACATACGGAGACTTTAACGATAATGCATTAAGTGATGCCAACGTAAACTATCCATACCGGCAGACCTACCATTATCAGACCATTATCCGTATAGGTGAGCGGGAGATGGAGAAAGCAGGTCGTGCACGGCTGGATTGGGCGACACAGAAGCAGACATCTGCGGCATTGGCACTGAATAAGTTTCAGAACAAAAGTTATTTATTCGGTATTGAAGGGTTAGAGATTTTCGGCATGCTCAATGATCCGTCCCTTTTGCCGTCTATAGCCGGTAAACCTTGGGCAAAAATGGATGTTCAGGGTATTTATGATTCAATTCAGCGTCTGTATACGCAACTGGTAAGTCAGACAGGCGGCTTAATTGATGTGGATGCCAGTATGACCATGCTGTTATCTCCAACCATGAATGCGGCAATAACAGCTACTAATATGTATGGCTTAAATGTTAGTGACATGATTAAGAAAAATTTTCCGAATCTGAAAATCGTCACCATTCCTGAATACAAGACAAAAGCCGGTGAAATGGTACAGTTGGTTGTTGATGAATACGAGGCAATACCAACAGTGGAGCTGGGATTTACCGAAAAAATGCGTGTACATGCACTAATCCAGAAACAGTCTGGTTATGAGCAGAAACGAACACAGGGAACTGTGGGTGCCCTGATTTACCGCCCGATGTTCATTGCCAGCATGCTGGCTTCCTGATGTGTTTATTTAAGACAACCGCCCAGATGGGCGGTTTTTTATTTCCGGAGTTTATATGGCAAAAGATACTGTAGTAGTAGGGTGCAAACTACCTAACGGGCTGTTGTTGCAGGTGGGTGAACAGGTACAAAGAATAAACGGATGCAATTCCTCAAAAATTATTTGTGGTTACGGACTTACCTATAATATCCCCGCCGCTTTCTGGGCAAAATGGCTGGAAGAAAATAAGGATCGTGATCTGGTTAAAAACGGGCTGATTTTTGCTAATGCCAATGTGTCGTCCGCGAAAGACGAAGCCGCTGAAAAAAAAGATAACCAGTCAAACATGGAGCCGGTAGATCCGTCAAAAGAAACCAGTGTTCAGCCGGCAGAAAAATAAGGAGCAGCCATGAGCGGTGTAGTCAGGTTTGATGCTTCCAGATTTAGAAAGTTGTACCCGAAAATTAGCGCAACTGATGATCAGCTTAGTATGTTTTTTATTGAAGCCTGCATGCAGTGCAATAACACCGATAAAAGCATTATTAAAAATCTTGATGAGCGTGAATTGATGCTGTTTCTGCTGGTGGCGCATATTGCTACCTTACAGCAGCGTATCGACAGCGGTAACGAGGCAGTCGGTCGTGTTGCCAGTGCTTCTGAGGGCAGTGTGTCTGTATCACTGGATAACGGCCAGACTACCCAGTCGGAAAAGTGGTACCAGCAGACACCATACGGGGCGCGCTACTGGGCATTGATCAAACAATACCGCTCATTCTTTTATGTGCTCGGCAAGTTTCCCATGCCGGTTAGGCGTTAGTATGAAAAAAACCGGTGATTTATCGGATGCACTGAAAAAATATGCAGCCGGCAAAAACAAAAAGGTGCGGGCAGGTATTTTTGAAAAATCCACCTATGCAAAAGCTGATGGCGAGCCGTTGCCTGTTGCACAGGTGGCGTTCTGGAATGAATACGGCGCACAGATTCAGGTTCCGGAACACCAGATAACCGTTTACCGGCTGGTTAGTGAAAAAACCGGGGATTTCCGGCTTAACGGCCGTTTTGTTAAACAGTCTAAAGCCAATTTTGCCACTACTCATACCGTACCGGCGCACACAATCAACATTCCGGCGCGCTCATTCTTTCGTAAAACAGTACGGGTGAATAAGGGCAAATGGATTAAGGCTCTACCGGGTTTGGTTAACCAGCATGGTGCGGTTAAAGGACTGGAACTAGTCGGCGAGGCAATGAAAGGTGATCTGGTTGAATCAATCATGACATGGACAGACCCGCCTAACTCAAAAGCGACCATCGCCAGCAAAGGCAGGGACGCTCCATTGCGTGACACTATGCAGATGTCCAGATCTATCGGCGTAGAGGTATCAGATAATGATGAATCTTAGAGGAATGGCTAACAGCATTATTGCCGGGGTTAATCCTGATCAGGAGGCAGTATTAAAAATCAATTCCGGCTCAGCAGTAGATGAATCCGGTGCCGTTGCGCCATGCTTTGAGGAAAAGCCTATAACTATTCAGTTGCAAAGCATCTCATCTGCCGACCTTGAGCACCTTAACCTGATTAACCAGCAAGGGCAGTTTATCTATGCCTATCTAACCGGTCAGATAGCTGCAATCCGCCGCTCACAGGGTAAAGGTGCGGAACGGGTAATTTTTACCGCATACGGCGAAAACGAGACCTCAGAATGGATGGTTAAACAGGTGCTGGAATCCTTTCCGGCATGGTGCAAGGTGCTGCTATGGCGACAGTAACGCATAAACAGATTTACACAGAAGTCCGCGCATATCTGCTCGGGCTTTTTTTATGCCCGCCTGAATCAGTCATACAGGGTTACCAGAATGATGCACCTTTACCTGATCAGGCGATTGTTATGTCAATTCTGTTTGAGCAGGCACTGGATGTATCGGCTCATTATTACGAGCCGGCAGACAATCAGACCTTTGTACAGCAGTCAGTTGAGATAACCATGCAGATTGATTTTTACGGGGCTGATTCTGGCGATAAATCGCGCAAGCTGTGCAATCTCTGGAAAAGCCACTATTCCACGGCGCGGCTTATATCCTGCCAGCCGTTTTACTGCAAAGACCCTGTACAGATGACGTTTATCAATGAGCAGTCACGCTATGAGCAACGCTGGATGGTTGAGCTGCTTTTGCAATACAACCCTGAATTTTCGCATGAACAGACTTATCTGGACATGCCGGTTATAACTTTGAAAAACCTATAGGAAATATTATGTTACCTTCAATTCCTGCAAGTAATATTGTTACCGTCAATCCGGCGGTAATCGGTACAGGCGGTGATGCGCTGGACTTAAATACCGTCGTACTGTCAGACAGCAGTGTGTATCCGATAAATCAGTATGCCAGTGCCGCCGATGTGGGTGCTGTATACGGTTATAACAGTAAAGAGTATCAGTTTGCTCAGTGTTATTTTGATGGTTATGTCGGTTCAACTATCAAGCCCGCAACCCTGTTTATCGCCCGATACAATCAGACAGATATTAGTGCACGGCTGATTGGTGCCAGTGTTAAATCATTGCAGTTGAATGAACTGCAAGCCATCAAAGGGGAACTAACCCTAACTGTAGACGGCACGGTAACCACTGCAACAATCGATTTAAGCAAAGTCAAAAGCTTTAGTGATGCCGCAATAAAAATCAAAGAGGCTTTAACTAACGATGTTGTCTTTGATACGCAGTTACAGGCATTTATTATCAGCTCGCCGTCTGCCGGTGCAAGTTCGGCTATTTCCTTTGCTAGCGGAACAGCAGCAGAAGCCCTCTGCTTAACTGAAAATACCGGGGCGATTGCCGATAATGCCACTAAGGCAGACAGTCCGGATTCTGTAATGGAGCGTGTATCAGGCTATACCCTGAATTATGCTGTTATTACTACTATCGGCGATGCATTTACTCAGGATGTTCTGAAAGCACTGGCTAAGTGGAACAGTAAACAGAATAGCCGTTACTGGTTTGTTTATTATGCGCAGGAGCCAACTGCCCTGATTGCCAATAATACTAACTGCTTCGCCTCATGGCTGAAAGAAAATGCCATATCCGGAACGACAGCGATTTACGGCACCCTCGAACAGGCGGGGCTGGCCTGCGGTTATGCCGCTTCCATCAACTTTAGTGAAAGAAATGGTCGCTCGACTATGGAATTCAAGCGGCAAAGCGGTATCGCCGCCTCTGTCACTGCCCTTAAAGATGCCACGGCACTGGAAAGCAACGGCTACGCCTATTATGGCGCGTGAGCAACAGCGAATGAGCGGTTTATCTTTTTCAGAAATACCAGAGTAAGCGGCGATTTTGCCTGGGTGGATACTTACCTGAATCAGGTGTATTTCAACGCTCAACTGCAACTGGCATTTATGAATATGCTTATCAGCTATAAAGCTATCCCTTATAACGAGGAAGGCATTGCTATTCACCGCGCAGCCGCACAAGACCCGATTAATGAAATGCTAAATTTTGGTGGCATTCAGCGCGGGGTAAACCTTTCCGAGGCGCAGAAATCGCAGATTAATTATGAGGCCGGTTTTGACGCGGCCCGGCAAATTGAAACAGCCGGTTACTGCCTGCTGATAAATAAAGCTTCAGCACAGGTACGCGGTCAGCGCGAATCATTACCGTTAAAGCTCTGGTATGCCGACGGCGGCAGTGTTCATACTGTAAATCTGGCTTCTATCGCTGTGCAATAACACTGAAATCAAATAAGGGAACAACCCTAAAACCACCCTGAAAACCCGTACAAAATGTACGGGTTTTTATTTATTCATTCGGAGTTAAACATGGAATATTTAAACGTTAATTTTTTAGGTTCAGAAATAATGGTTATTAACCACGATGGTGAGCCTTATGTGGCTATGCGTACGGTTGTTGATGGCATGGGACTGAGTTGGAATGGTCAATTTGTAAAGATAAAACAAAGATTTAAATCAGTCGTTATGGAGATCATAACAACTGGGAAAGACGGTAAAAACTACAAAATGTTATGTCTGCCATTGAGAAAACTTTTTGGCTGGCTGATGACCATTAGCCCAGACAAAGTTGCCTCACATAAAAGACAAACCATTATCCGCTATCAGAATGAATGTGACGATGCATTATGGCAGTACTGGACTAACGGCATAGCCAATCGTGAAAAAATTTTGCAGGAAATGGAACTGCTAAAAAAGCAGCAGGCTGAATCTGCGGCACGCGGCAGCGCAGCAGGTAAAGCCTTAAATCAGCGCAAATTAGAAAAACGGCAGCTTGAAATGCAACTGGATGCAATTAATCAGCTCGACCTTTTTAAACAGATGGATTAAGTAAAAGGATTAAATCATGCCAATGGGACATAACCCGCTAACGATTACATCAGCCAATTCCGTACTTATGTTGCGCTGCGCAGGTGTTTACGACAACTATATTACGATGCAAGGCTTTCAGGCGGATAACGCCTGGGGCTTTGGTGATGCCAATATCTCAGAAACCCGCATGGGTGTAGATGGTAAACAGTCAATGGGCTATACGCCGCACGAAGTGGAATGGACGCTGCATTTAGAAGCAAACAGCCCGTCAATCGAGCATATGGAGAATATCCGCAAAGACTTCAATGCCAATATGGAAACACGCCCGATTGATATTGTGGTTGAAATTCCGTCTGTAAAAAAACGCTACAGTGCCAAGGGTGCATTAGTTAAATTAACCGGCGGGGCTTCTGGTCAGAAATTACTGGCAGGCAGCCAGTACACATTCAGATTAGTTCTGAATGGCGCAGAGGAGACTAACTAATGGCACGTAAAACAAAAACAATTCAAATAGATACCGGTCGCGATAAAGGTAAAACCTTTCTGATCACTGAAATGCCGATTATACAGGCAGATAAATGGGCACAACGTGCCCTGTTTGCCCTTGCCGGAAGCGGCATTGATACAGCGGGTATCAATCCGAACGGCGGCATGCTGGAAATGGCAAAACTCGCCATTAGTGTTATCAGCAAGATAGACCCGCAGATAGGCGGTGAATTGCTGGATGAACTGCTTACCTGCGTGCAGATAGTACCCTCTGGCGGACTGGCGCGCTGTCTGAACGTAGAAAGTGATATTGAGGATTTAAAAACACTGTTTGAGTTACGCAAAGAGGCTTTACTGGTGCATATCGATTTTTTAACGAACGGCAATCCCCAAGATATGAACTAACGGCGGGATTGCCTTTCCGTGAAGGCGTACTTGCACAAACAGTGAATGTCTCTTCTTTAGCCAGTCAGGTTATTACAGCCGGACTGGCTTCTTACGTTGAGCTTGATAGTGTGCTGGGGCTTGAGGATGTGCTGAATATTCTTGAGGTTTATCAGGTTTATGAACATAACAAAATGTTGGTGAATAAGTATGACAACGAATATAGTTGAACAAATGCTTGTCGAGCTAGGGCTTGATGCATCTAAATACACTGCGCAGGCAGATAAAGCGGTTAAGACAAATAAGCAGCTTGAAAAGTCCTTAACCGACACCGAAAAAGCGTCCAAAGAGACCGAAAAAGCTCAGAAAAAACTAGGAGAAGAAACAGAAAAAGCCGCTAATCGCTTTAATCTGTTTGAAACCACCCTTTTGCGTGCAACAGGGCTAGAAAAATGGGTGAATGACATTGTTGATGCAGAAGACGCTGCAAAAAGCATGGCGGCTAATCTAGGGCTATCTCAGAGCGCATTAGCTAAATGGCAGAATGCTGCTAAGAATGCCGGCGGTGATGGCAAAGGAATTGTCGGCCTGTTTGAAAAACTCAATGAGTTAACAGTTAATCAGCAAGCGTCCGGCAAGAAAAATGCAATACTGGAAAGCCTCGGTGTCGACTTAGTTGGCACTGATGGCAAGGCGCGCAATTTAAATAAAGTTGTTTTTGAACTGTCAGAAAACTTGAGAAAGCTTAATAGACCACATGCTTATCAAGTTGCTAAAAAACTGGGCATGGATGACAGTACCGCCAATCTAATGATGCAGGGGCGCAATGGCATTCAGCAACTCATGAAGAAGCCTTATACAGAAGTAACTAAAGCAGAGGATGAGATCGCTAAACTTATTAAAAGTGTTCAGAACGGCATTAAGATAATTGGCAAATTCACTACCGTTTTACTTGGCAATACAGGCCTGTTAAAGCTGGCTAATGATGCTGCTAAAGCAAATATGCAACTAACTAACTTATCAACCAATCTGCGTGTTAACGCCACCAGCTTACAGTCATGGCAGAATGCCGCCAAGACCGGCGGGGGTACAGCAGAGGGTATGACAGCCTCTTTAACCGGCATTAAACAGGCTATGAACGGGCTGGTAATGTTTGGTGATGCCAGCATGCTGCCATACTTTAATGCCCTTGGCGTATCAATGGTGGATAGCTATGGCAAAGTGCGGGATATGAATAGCGTTATGCTGGATTTGGCGGACGCATTTTCCAAGATGCCACGCGATCAGGCTTACACCCTAGCTAAACAGATGGGGCTGGATGATGGCACTTTTAATACGCTGGTTCAGGGTCGCAAAGAGTTACAGGAAATTCTGGATATTCAGAAAAAAATGTATCACTCAGACGGGAAAGCCATTGCCCGTAGTCGCGAATTGACCAAACAGCAGGCGATATTGAGCGCACACTGGCAAAGCATGAAGCAGTTGGTGGGTGATGCATTAACGCCGATACTGCTTACCTTGATTAAGGTAGTAAACAGCTTCTTTGAGTTTCTACAACGGCATGAAAAGGTTATTAAGGCGGTATTCCAGACCGCAGCCATCGTAATTGGCATGCTGCTGATTCCTACCTTACTTAGTGCCGGACGTGCACTGCTGGCGTTTATTACTCCGTTTGCGCCGGCGATTGCCGCGGTAACTACTCTGGCGGGTGCCTTTTTGCTCCTATACGACGATTACGACACTTGGGCTAAGGGCGGTAAATCCCTGTTTGACTGGGGCGCATTCAGTGCCGCTATTAAAGACAGCAAAATGTCTGTTGATACTTTACGCACTGCATTTAGCAATCTGGTTGATGCCGTAAAAAATAACACCATTCCTACCCTGAAAGGTTACGCTGAGATTCTAGGCAAACTGGTGCGCGGCGATTTTACCGGCGCAGCTAAGCAAGCCAAACAGATGATTGACAATTATTCTGATATTGCAACAGGCATAATTGCCGATGCGATGGGAGAAAAGAAAGAAGATGTAGCAGATTTTATCGGTGAAAGTATGTACCGGCTGTTTCATGGCGGTAAGGATTACTTTGAACAGAACGGGATTCAGAAGCCTGTAGAGACTAATGTTTCTAAAACAGCAAAACGTGATGTACAAACGGGGGAATATAGTAAAAATGGTGTACAACAAAATTTCAGAAATAAAAATTTCACAAAAGAAAAAGCTGAATCAATTGCTCGTGTTGCCAAAAATATAGGTGTTGATCCAAACGATTTAGCAGCTGTTATTTCTTTTGAGACCGGTGGAACGTTTAATCCAAACATTCGTAATCCTAAATCTTCGGCAACTGGTTTAATCCAATTTATGGCAGGAAGCGGGGGCAAGAAAGGGCTTTACTATGGAATGACCCGTGACCAATTTGGCGGACTTTCATTTGATGAGCAAATGAAATATGTTGAGAGGTATTTCAAAGAGCGAGGATTTGATGGCAAAAGAAAGCGTGATGTTGCAGATACTTATACCGCCGTTACTGGCTATGGCTACAGAAAAGGATCTAAAGCTTATGAATTAAATAAAGTTTGGGACTCAAATAGTGATGGATATATTGCCAAAGGGGAGATGGTTCAAAATAATCAATTTAAGGCTCACCAACGTCAATATTATGCCAATATCGCCAATAATGCCCAAAAAGCTTCTGAAATGATTTCACGAAACCAGCAAATGCAAGCGAGCAGTAATAGTATCAAAAACGACAACAGAAAATATGTTAATGTTAATATACCAAATATAAATGTTAACACTACATCAAATACTGTTAGTGGAAATACTGTAGCAGCGATGAAAGAAGTACAAAACTATACGTTTAACCAGCTTGGGGTATCGATGACATGAAAAAATTTTTTCTAACCCTTTTATTCCTGCCATCTTTGGTAATGGCTACTGATTTTAAAACAGCAGTATCAGGCAAAAAACTTACGCTTACAGGCGCAACTTGTGCTGGCGTGTCTTTTTCGAAAGATGGTGCGGTTGCAAACATGTATGATGAACAGGTATCTAATTGCAATCTAAATATACCATTGCTATTGCGCGTAAAATGGCTAAATGACAATACAGCTGTACTGGTGGAAAAAGTTCAAAAAAATAAAAGTGCACCTCCTCGTGTTTTTGTAATGCAGTTTCAATCGTTGAGCGGGAATAAAGTTACTGTTAAGGATGTATGGATAGGTTGGGGTACTTATCCAGACCAGATTCAAAAATACACAATCAAATGATGTGTTAGTTTGGGAATTTAATGACATGAGAAAAATATTTCTAGCATTTTTATTTTTAATTATTACTACGCATAGCTATGGAGAAGAATTTAAGTGCAAATTAGACGATGGAAAGATTGTTGATTTGAAAATAAATCAAAATACTGTCAAGTATGCATATGGAAAATCTGATGACCTAGAACTTGTTTTTAGTATTGCTAAAAGTAAAGTCGAATATTATAAACGTGATATTGATAACTCAATGTTAATGCGCCTGCCTTACGGCGGTATTTATTATGAATTTGGCGGAGATGATAAAGGAGCCTTTTTACAAGTTAGGAACAAAAAAGGGCAAACCACTTTTAAATCTTATTGTGTAGATTAAATGAAAGAAGTACAAAACTATACGTTTAATCAGCTAATCCAATTTAGATGAATTCTTTTACGGTCGAGAGGGTGAAGAATACAATACCCGCAAGGGGAATAATTCCAGCCAACTTACAAGGCCTACGAACCTCTCGGTCACCCATATAGCTATTTCCTAAAATCGGGGCATGATGGTAAGTCTTTGATTTTTCCTAGAAGCTCAATTTTGAGCCGCTAGGGAGATAGTAGAATAAAGCTGATAAAAGCTAAAACCAAAGAGCTTGAGGGATATAAACTTTAATCTTGATTCTAATTACGCAATCAGCTACGCTAAGGACTAGGTGTGGTGGCATGCATGATGCATAGGTTTGGGTACCACCCCATTTCAGTATCAAATGTTTAAGGTTGAGAAATAAATAGAATTTGAGGATATGGAAATGGGCGTCCTTAATGACGGTACTCCATATCTAACTGGGCGTGGCTTGGAAAAAATCTGTGGAGTTGGTCATGGGCAATTTTATAGATTTTTTACGGATTGGGAAAATGAAAAATTTAAACCTAGAGGCAAGATAATTCAACAATTGCTTGATACCCAAAATTATCAAGGTGATAGTTTGTTCCTGCGTGCAAATTATAACGGTACAGAGGTGCTTGCATTTACCGAACCAGTATGTATTGCCGTATTAGAATACTATGCTTTTCATGCTTCTGATAAAAAGGAAAAGGCTCAAAATGTAATTAGAATATTGGCAAGAAGTAAATTTAGAGATTTTGTCTATCAAGCAGTCGGCTATATTCCATCAAGTGCAGATAAATGGAAGCAATTCCACGATCGAGTCTCTTTGACATATGCTTCAGTTCCTATAGGCTATTTTAGTATATTCAAAGAAATTGCTGATATGATTGTCGCTATTGGTCAGCATGGAATATATATTAACGAATCATTTGTGCCTGATATTAGCGTAGGAAAAGAGTGGGCGAAATACTGGAAAGACAATAATTTATCTGATAAATATAGCCAATGCTCGGATTATGAACACAATTACCCATCATATTTTCCTCAAGCTAGGTCTAACCCGCAACGCGTAAGATGCTATCCTGAGGATGCGCTTGGTGAGTTTCGAAGATGGTATAGAAATGTATATGTTGGAGAGGGTAAATTAAGAAACTATATAAATAAGAAAGTTTTAGATTTAAACATTTCTTCTGAATTTGCAGATAAAGCACTTGAGGAATATGAAAAATTATTACTTCCTGGCTAAACAATATATTACACCCTGCTGCTGTTTTGATTTACTCAAAGTCATAGTTTAGTTACAAGACTCTTGTCTTGGGTGAGTAGGCAATTATATTAATAACACCGTTTTTGTTTAATTCCACTTTCGAGTGGAATTTTTAATTGTTTGTAAATTATTGATTATTTAGAAAAACTTAATTTTAAGTTATCGGGAAGCGCATTCTTGTCTTTAATATTAAATCTTCTGATTGACAAACTGGTTGAGACTTGGCAATATTTATCACGAGGTGTCGAAACCTCTCCAAAGTCGGTAATCACCCCGTTAGCGTGATTTTTTTGTGTCCATGATTCTATCAATGTCTACTAATCCAATTGACATATGATTCCTTTATGGCCGAGAGGGTGAAGAATACAATACCCGCAAGGGGAATAATTCCAGCCTTACTTTTGGAGGTTTTCGAACGTCTCGGCCGCCCATTAGGGTAAATTTCGAAATTAAACAAAAGGAATCTATCATGAACACTTCTTTTTTAGTCCCCGTCTTTTCTGGCAGTTTTAATACTCAAACTGAACTTCTTTGTAATGCACGTGATTTGCATAAAGCTTTGCAGGTTGGGCGCAAATTTGCAACATGGATCACGGAGCGCATTAAAGAGTATGTATTTGTTGAAAATCAAGACTATATATTGATATCCCAAAATAGGGAAATCAAAACTGGTCGAGGCGGGGATAGAAGAAGTAAAGAATATCACCTTACACTAGACATGGCTAAAGAACTGGCGATGGTAGAAAAAACTGAGGTAGGTCGTCAGGTACGAAAATATTTTATTCAATGTGAGCGTGAAAGATTTATAGGAATCCAGCATAAAGCCCTCAGCCACCTAATCAGTAAAGAACAGGCGGATACAATACAACGCGCAGTAGAAGAGCGCAGCCAGCGAACGGGCGAGCCGTATCAGAAAATATATGCCGGTTTGCATACCTATCTGAACATCGACAGTTACAGAGCCATGCCGGTTGAACATTACACCGCTGCGCTGAAATACTTGGAAAGCATACCGAATGCGCCTGATATGTTTAAATCTGCTGTTGTTGAAAACAATGTTTTGCGTACCATCAATGCAGACGGACGCTGGCTGGTAATTGTCAAAAATAACAGAGTTACATATGCAGAGAATATCAACGGTTATAACTGTATCAAGACTGATGTATTTAAAAAACTGTTGATACAGACAAAGCAGCAGGCAGAGTATCTGATGGAGCTGGCAAAACGCATGAGAGTAATATACGGGGAATGCGACAGCTCAAGGCTAGATCGCCCGATTGAAGAGCTGCATCTTAAGTTTATTATTTAATTGTAATCATAAAAAACCACTCTTCGGAGTGGTTTTTTAATTCAAGGAGTGTAAATGTTTTGACTAAAATAAAAAGCATGTTTATGTTAATATAAAAGTATAAATGTTAAATATTTATCAAATACTGTTAGTTGGAATACTGTAGCAGCGACGAAAGAAGTACAAAACTATACATTTAACCAACTTGGAGTATCGATGACATGATTAATAAATTGATTGCTTTTGTTTTAATGTTACAAATTGCAGGGTTTTCTATTGCAGCTTCGTTAACATATAACCAACCGGTAACGCTTAAAGGTAAGATTGTCATTTTGAAAAGCGCGCACCCGAGCCCAGTCTTTAAAGGTGAAAAGCAGCCCGCAATACTTCTTAATACTCCTATTAATGTAAAGGCTGATCCGAAGGATGAAACGACCGAAACAGAAAAAAACGTCAGCCTTATACAGCTTACTTCTGGAGTTCAAGATAAATTATACGAACAACTAAAGCGTGCAAATGGTAAACCGGCTACTATTCGTTGCTCTGATTTGTTCCATTCTTTTACAGCACATCATACAACTAAAGTATTATGCACGATAAATAAAGTTCAGTTAGGGAAATAGTTTAAGTGCCATTACGAAATTATATATTTAATTAACTTGAAAGTTCTGTTATATGAAAAAACTATTACTTGCTGTTTTGGGATTATGTATCAGTTCATGCGTTTTTGCTGAAATATTCAGACCTAAAGTGAACTACATAAAAAGAATTTATGAAGAAAGCATAAGACTTGAAAGCGGAGGAACAAATTATAACCCTTATTTTTATTTAAAATATTTTGATAACAACCTCAGAAAAATATACGAAAGAGATGATGAATACCAAAAGGCAACTGGAGGTATAGCTTGTATTGATTATGATGTTTTATGGCAGGGACAAGATTTAGATCCAAATGCTAAGCTAACATTTACCCAGCCAACCGGAAATAAAGTTAAAGTAACAATTGGAGCTACAAAGGGGTTTGAAAAACGCTCAGTTACTTATCAGGTTATATGTCTAAAAGAAACTAATGATTGCAAAATCACCGAGATATTTGAAAGAGGGAAACTTTTCACCAAAGATAAATCTAAATGTCTTGATGATTTTTATCGCACTGAAATCAAAAAGCAACGACATAAATAAACTATACGTTTAACCAATTATGTCAAAGAACAAAAATTCAGTACTATTGTTATTCTAAATATAATTATTGTATATTGATTTTATAATAATTTATTGAGAATAGTATGAGTGTACGTGATTTTACAAAAATACAAAATCTAAATAAAGATGACAATACTGCACAAGATTATGTGGCGGCTACTCCTTTACAACGATTAATAGCAGGCATAATCAATATACTATTATTTTTTATTCCTGCAAATGTCGTATATATCTCTTTTCATACTAAAATTATTCACTTTCCTTTTAATTATATTATTAATTTTATTACTGCTATAGCTAGCATTATATTTTTAATGATTCTTCCATTCTGGCAATGTTACTGGATGTGGAAACGGGGGCAGTCTATAGGT